AAAAATGGCTGGAGTGCCTGTTTTAGCGTACAGCCCAGACCGCGATAAAGAAGCTCGCGCCCATGCGTCCAGCGCACTTTTGGAAGATGGAAGGATTTTCTTCCCTTCCAACCGAAAATGGGCTAAAGACTTGATTGACATTTGTGCGGCGTTTCCAAGTCACCCGAATGACGATATTGTTGATACATGCACACAGGCATGGTTAAGATTGCGTAAAGGATGGTTTGTGGGTCACAGTGAAGACCCAGAAGAAGATGAATATTTAGAACCAAAGAGGATGACGCTGTATGGCTGAAGAAAATATTATTCCATTTGCCGAAGGCGCTCCACCTGACAATCTGATGGTCGAAGAGCTACCAGATGGTGACGTTCTGATCGGAGATCCAGATTCAGATATAGTTGAAGACGTAGAAGACACAGAGTTTGATTCAAACCTTGCAGAAGTTATTGATGACCGCGAACTTGCTAAAAAAGCCAGCGAGCTTGTTGAATATTATGAGAACGACAGGCAAGCCAGATCCGAATGGGAAGAGCGATACAAGCAAGGCTTGAAGACGCTTGATCCAGATGGCGGCATGGAAGAAAGCGAAGATGAACGCGCAACTCGCGGTTTGTCGATTGTCGTACACCCAATGATTGCAGAAGCAGCAACGCAGTTTAACGCTCGCGCCATTGCAGAGCTTTACCCTTCAGGCGGTCCAGTCAAGACCGTCATTATCGGAGATCCCAACGAAGAAGCCGAAGAGCAAGGGCGCAGAGTTCGTGAATTTATGAACTACCAGATTACACAGGAAATGCCTGAGTATTTTCCTGATCTGGATCAAATGCTTTTTCACCTTCCACTGATCGGCCATACGTTCAAGAAAGTTTGGTGGGATGCTAATATGGATCGGCAATGCAGCCAGTTTGTAAAAGCAGAAGACTTTGTGGTCGCTCCAGAAAGCAAGGATCTCTATACCAGCCCAAGATATACGCATATTATTCGTATGCCGCGAAATGATTTCAATAAGTACGTCCAGAATGGATATTACTTGCCGACATCGTATATCGGAGATGGTGCAGATCCGACTGGCGATGTTATTGGCGAGATCGAAGGCGTTGATGAATACGGAGATGATAGCGAAGACAACATAATGACGCTGCTGGAAATGCACGTCTATGACTTGTTCGATGGCATTGATGGAGAAACTGTTGACGAAGATGACGAAAATGCAGTTGCCATTCCGTATGTGATCACAGTTGACTATGATAACCAGAAGATTGTTAGCGTCAGGCGCAACTGGCGTCAGGAAGACGAAGAGAAAAAGCGCCGTGACTGGTTTGTGAGCTATAAGTTTCTGCCCGGTTTGGGCTTTTATGGCTTTGGCCTTTATCACATGATCGGTGGTCTGGGCAAAGCGGCGACTGGATCTCTTCGCGCTTTACTTGACAGCGCAGCCTTCAGCAACATGCAAGGTGGATTTAAGCTACGTGGCCGTGTGACTGGCGGTGATTTGCAAATCAATCCGGGCGAATTTGCCGATATTGACTCTACAGTTGATGACGTGAACAAGGCAATCATGCCACTGCCATTCAAAGAGCCGTCTGGCACTTTGTTTCAGTTGATGGGCTTTATTGTTGAAGCTGGCCAGAGATTTGCCAGCACAGCCGATTTAAATGTGGGCGATGTTAATCCAAATGCGCCTGTTGGATCGACAGTTGCTTTGATTGAGCAAGGATCAAAGGCGTTTAGCGCAATCCACAAAAGATTGCATTATGCACAAGGCCAAGAGTTTAAGCTTCTTGCAAAGCTGAACGCAGAAAACCTACCAGAAGAGTTTGGCTTTTCACTGGCTGGATCTGCTGAGTTTGTGTATCGCGCAGATTTTGATGATCGGATTGACATTGTTCCCGTCAGTGATCCAAACATTTTCTCAACAGCCCAGCGCATTGCACAGGCACAAGCTGTTTTGGAAATGGCACGTTCAGCGCCCCAGCTTCACGATCTTTATGAAGCCTACAAACGCATGTATGAGGCTATTCGTATTCCGAATATCGATGAGATCCTGAAGAAGCCTGAAGAAGCGCCACAGATGGACCCGATTGATGAAAACATGTCGGTCATGTATGGCAAGCCAATACGCGCCTTTCCAGAGCAAGACCATGAGGCGCACATTGCGGTTCACATGCAGTTTATGCAAGATCCATCGCTTGGCGGCAATCCAGCAGCCCAGAAGACAATGGCTCCGATATTAATTGCACATATTGCAGAGCATATTGCGTTGCTGTATCGCCAGCGCATGGAAGCCAGCGTAAATATCGAACTACCGCCACTGCCAAACTTCAAAGATCCGAAGTTCAGGTTTAATGATGTTGACCCTGAAATGGATATGCTGATTAGCCAGAGAGCAGCGCAAGTTGTACAGCAAGCGCCACAGATGAAGCAAATCGAGGCGCTCAAAGGCATGAAAGGCATGGGTCAAGGTCAAAATCCATTGCAATATGCACAACAGTTGGCCAAACTTGAGACAGACGCGCTGAAGGCTAGAACACAAGCACAGATCCAAGCTGATCAGGCCAAGGCTAAGTCCAACATTGAGATCAAGCAAGCAGAGGCCAGACAGGATCTGGAGATTGAAGCAGCAAAAGCGCAAGCTGACATGGAGGCAAAGATTAGAAAACTAGAGGCTGAGTTGCAGCTTGAACGTGAGAAAAACGCAGCAGAGTTGCAAATGGAGATGATAAAGAATGATCCCACAGTATAATCTGCCTCCGATTAACCCTGCGGCTTTTGGCGGTTTGCCACAGGGCCAAGGTGGCGCTCCTGCTACAGTCCCTATAGCTAGTGGAGCGCCACAAGGGCAACCGCCAGTAGATATGAACAAGTATTTGATTAATAAGGTTATGGAAATCAGGCAGCGTATGGGTGGCGGTCAAAATATGGGGGCGCTTGGTGCGTTAGCCAATGCAACACCAGCGCCACAGGCAAGGCAACCACAACCTCCAATGAGGGCGATGACATGATGAACAAGAGCGGATTTGGCGCTCTGTCGAGCATTGCACCAAGACAGACGAATATCATGGGTCAGCCACATATGCTGTCTTACATCAACCCTCAAGAAGAGGCGATGTTGCAGAAGATGAGGGGCGGCATACCTCCAGTGGCAGGACCGGGCGGTGTTCCTGCTTTTGCTCATGGTGGATTTCATTGGTCGCAACCTAGCACATGGGGCGGTGGCAGCGATGATAATCAAGCAGCAGACACAAGTAATGATGATGATGATGATGATGATGATTTTTCGTTAAGTCAAGTTTTTTCCGACTTCACAGATTTTGGATCTTCTTTTGTAAGTGATCTTGTATCTGGAGCAGAACAAATTGGTAGTGCAGTTGGATCTGGAATAGAAACAGTTGGTAGTGCAATTGGCGCTTTGACTGGCCTTGGAAGTGATAGTGATACTGATCAAGATCTTATTGATCAAACAGTTGCGTCAAATCCCGGTTCTTCTTTTGATATAAATACAGGAATAACTGGATCTGGTGGTGAATCAATAGATGTAGGTTCAAATGTTTTTATTGATCAATCAACTGGAGAATTGCTTGATAATTCGGAAGACGAATTGCTTAATCAGCCTGCAATGATGGATGATGCTGTGGCTCAATTTTATGCTGATCAGGAAGCTGATCTTCCTAATATAACTAGTATTTCTATTGGAGGTGGTTTTTCAAATCTTGTGGATAATCTTTTTGGCACTGAAACTGGTGAAGAAGCAAGTTTAAATTCAGATCTATCGCAGGAAGAAGGTAATACTTTTATTGAAAATGTATCTAATATTCTAACGCCTTTTGATGGTACAGAATATCAAGATGGTGTTTTGATAGACACTGAAACTGGTGAAGAAACAACTGGAGTTTTAGATACATTAAGTGACACTGCTGACTATGTCTTTGGCACTGGAGAAGAAGGCAATAGTTTATATCAAGATTTAGCCAATACTTTTACACCAGATAATGGTACAACATATGTAGATGGGGTTTTGATGAGCGATCAACTCGCCATTGATTCTACGATTTCCTCAAATGAAGGTTCTTCTTACGATGGCACAACGGGAATTATAACTGGAGCAGATGGAAACGAAATAGATATTGGCACAAATGTTAACGCCGATGATGTATCAAGTGGTTTATATTCTGAATTACTTCCCGGTGGTAGCGAAGGCGATTATGATGATTTTCAGACTCGATATAACGCACAGTCTATAGCAGCAGAATTAGACCCATATGGCTCATCAACTGCTACAGGATTTTTAGTTAATGAAGGTTTTACAGCAGACTTAGATGGTGATGGCATTGTAGAAAATTATATTGGTGGAACAGAATATACTGTAAACACAGATGGTTCAGTCGTCGTTGCTGACAGCGAAGAAGATACAACTGGCGGTTTAAGTCTTTTAGGTGAATCTTTAATAGAGCTTGAATTAGCAGAACCTTTAAATGAAGGGGAATTTGCTGATGGATCTGGAACAACAGATTTAACAGAGCTTGGTGGTGGTGAGCCAGAAGAAGATGAGCCAGAAGAACAGGTTCAAACAATTTTTGAAGACGATGATGACGAACCTGATCCATCATTTACAACCACTCCGACTTTTGAAGATCAAACAACTCAAGAGGCTTTTCAAAGAAGATACAAAGGCGGTGGCGGTGGGTTTTTACCAGCTTACATGCAGCAATACATGAGCGGTGAAACCATAGACGAATATGTCCGTATGGTTACTTTGGCTGATGGAAGTGTATATTATATTACGCCAGATGGTAGATATATAGATCCAGAAGTATTTGAAGGCACTGCTATAGTAACAGATTCAACAGAATATTTTGACACTGGCACAGAGCAAGTGCAGACTGGCTATACTGTTACTGATAATCTTACAGGTGTTATTCAGACTTTTAATATGGATGGAGTTCTTTTAGACACATTTGATCCACAAACAGGACAAACAGAGTACGCATCATATATGATTGCAGACGATCCCAGCAGACCAGTTATATATGGAAGCGATACACAAAGTGGATACGATATATATCAAGATCTTGTAAGTCAAATTTAGGAGGCCAATATGCCAGAATCCAACATGAACAGCGCAGAAGAAGATTTAAATCTTATTATGACAATGATGCGCTCAATAAAACCGGGCGACATGAGCGAAGAAGCGGCTAATGAGCTTATGATGATTGGTCGGCGCATTCAAAACGGTGGTCGCTTATCTGATCAAGAGCGTGATGCAATTACACAAGTTATGAGGGCAATGCCAGCAGATAAATCAGAAGTAAGAACATACATGGTTGACGGCCAGCCAGTGCAAATGACGCCTCAACAATATGAAAACGCAGTTAGAAGCGGTGAGATTACGCAAGATGAAATGTCTTACACTGTTGATGGTAGGGCAATGGCAGCAACACCAATGCAAATGAGTGATATGCAACGAAGCATGGGTGCTGGCGCTATGACAGACGCAGAAAAGCGTATAGCCCAAGAAGAAGCATTTCAAAGAATGATTATGGAGCAAAATGAAATGCAGCAAAGAGCGATGGATCAACGTATGATGAATGATATTAATTCTGGATCTCTTGCACCAATGACATCACCGCGCCCACGCGCAAGACCAATGCGATAGGAGATTATTATGGCTGAAGTAATAGTAGAAAATATGGAAGAAAATGCGGAGCTTTTTGTAGAAAAAATGGGCTTTCCGCATGACGCAGAAGGCTTGGAGTTGACTGACGATCAGCTTGTAAACTTTTTACTGCTTTGTCACCAGATGCAATACGGCATGATGGAAGATGAAGAAGAAGAAGAAATGATGCACGAAGACGAAATGATGATGCCGACAGGTGACGTTAAGGTCAAAGTGATGAAGCTGGGCGATGGCCACAGCGTTCACGAAATGATGAACGAGATTTTAGGCGGTCACTAATGCCTGTCCGTAAGGTCAAAGGCGGCTATCAATGGGGCAGCAAAGGCAAAGTCTACAAGACTAAAGCCGAAGCTGAACGCCAAGGACGCGCTGCTTACGCCTCTGGCTACGGAAAGAAGAAGAAGGGCAGAAAACGTGGCTGATGTAGTAAACCTCTTCAAAAGATTGTACACAGTTTTAATGGATGCAAATCCATCAGAAGTACAACGCCAAATGATTGAAGCTGGTGATATTTCTGTCATACGTGAGCTTATTAAACGTCCTACAAAAGAAGTTTTAGATCCTGCTGGTTTAGGAACTGTAAAATTACCTGACTATGTTGAAAACATTGAATATGATTTTGTGCCAGAAGCTGGAGCATTACAGCCAGAACAAACAGTAGATATTGGAGCCTTGCAAGGGTTAATGCTTGTGCCAGCTTATGGAGATAGAACCTATGCTGGTGGTGCGTTGCGAGGCATTGGAGATGTAACTTTTGATCAGGCTGTTAATATGCAAGGCGGCAATCAGTTTATGAGATCTCAAGGAAAAGGCATTTGGGCGTCTATGCAAGATAAAATGCAAGATAAAGCAGACGTTGCAAAAATTCTCCAAGATCAAGGCGAAGACGTTAGATTGATGTATACATCAATGGCTGGACAGTCTGGAGATTTTTCTATGATGATGTCTGATGCCACAATGGGAATGATTGAACAAAGTAAAATTACAAAAAAAGCAGCTAAAAAATTTGATGATTGGGTTAGAAAAAATAAAACAAAAGACTCACCACAAGACCCTGATTGGCCGGGAATATTAAGTCCAAATGTAAGAGATTATTTGAAAAACAATATGACAGGCTCTGATAGGCGCTTGTTATGGCAAGAAATGGACAAGTCAAAATATCAAGATGATGGCTTTCCAAATCTTGGTGTTATTAGGGCATCTATTACAGAACCTGAACTTTTAACAACTCCATATTTTGCTACTGGTAGGAGCATTGGTACAATACAAGGAGATTCTCAGGAAATACTGACGCCACAAAAAGGTTTTATCCCACATGAAACTTACACTGGTCAAGTAGAAGGAGATTATGTCGGAAGATTGGCTGATGATGTACCCGGACAATTAATATTCAGAGATTTTTTTGAAAGCAGACGCGCTGCTGGTACAAGACCATCAGGAGATCAAAGAGCTTTTATGATGACTCCGTACACTAGTCAAAAAGTTGATCAACAAATGATTGACGAAGTAAGCCAATATCTTGAAGCTATAAAGCAAGCGGAGTAATAAAATGGCTGCAAAAAAGAAAAAACCAAAGAGAGATGCTTGCTATAGGAAAGTAAAAGCGCGTTACACACGCAATGGTGGAACGTGGCCATCAGCGTATGGATCTGGAGCCTTGGTAAAGTGCCGTAAGGTAGGTGCAGCTAATTGGGGTAAGAAAAGTGCCAAAAAAAAGAAAAAGTAGCACCAGTGGCGGTCTGAAAAAGTGGTTTAGCCAAAACAAAGGTAAAGGCTGGGTTGACTGCAAGACAGGTAAGCCATGTGGACGCAAGGATAGAACGGCAACCAAGAGAGGCTATCCGTATTGCAGACCAACAATGGCACAGTGTAAGTCAAAAGGTGCGAAGGCTGCTGCAAAACGCAAAACATCAGCCAAGAAAGTTTATGTAAAGAAAAGGAAAGGCAATGGCAAAAAAAGCAGTTGAAGCTCCAAAAGGCTACCATTGGATGAAGTCTGGAAAAGGCTTCAAGCTAATGAAGGGCGAATATAAACCACACAAAGGCGCAAGCAAAAAAGCGTCTTTTGAAGTACAAAAGGTACATAAGTAATGGCAAAACTAACACCAGCTCAAAAAAAGATCGCCAACCAAGCCAAGCCTAAAAACAAAATTACAGGCGCTGATTTTAAAAAGTTGCGCGGTAAAAAGAAAAAGAAAAAATAATGGTTGATTTTGTCAACATAGGTAAAAAGGCATTTGGTGCTTTGCCTGACAATGTTGTCGATTTTGCTGATGTCAAAAGACAGCAGTTTATTAATCAACTTAAAGGCGCAATGCAAAATGTGCCTTACATGATGAATTTGCCATATGAAATGGGTCAAAAACTAAATGCAGAAGGAAAACTACCTTTGCCTTTAGGAACAAAGCTGTTGCCTATTGGCGGTAAAGGTAGACCAGATGAAGTGCATCAAATTGTTGGATACAAAGCAGACATCTATAATCCAGAAATATATGGATACGAAGTGCGATCTCCAGATGGCGAAATATCTTTTGAAGCTATCAGCAATCCAGTTACTGGATTAAAACAAACAAGGCCAGATAGGGTTGGACCATTCACAGCGGCACTTGGCCCAGATGGATTAGAAAACATGCCGTTTGTGCCACCTCAAAGACGTGTTATGACAGCACCAGAAAAACCTACATATACCCAAGAGGAACAGGCAGAAATAGATAAATTCTATGATGATATGTTTGGAG